GACACAATCCCGCCACAATCTAAGAAGAAAGTATAATAATGAAAAAATTTAGAATCCGAATATATGCTTATAAAATGAGTGCAGATTTTATTATAGAATGTTTGGATGGCCCATTAGACATAGAAAATGCTATCATTGACAAACTTGGAAAAAATGATATAAAATGGGAATCTCTTGGAGAAATGCATGATCCAAGAGTTAATAGAATAACCTATGAGGAGGTTATCGATGCAACAACATCTGGAGACTCTTTACAACAAAAAGAAGGGTCTAGACCTAGAGTGGGAGCAGGAGCATCTCAAAGAGGGTAAATATACTCTCAATATGGTTAAGATTGACAGAAAAGTCAGAGAAGTTATTAGCCATATAAAACTTGTTGAAGCAGCAAAAGCTCATCAACAAAATAAAATAGATGGATCTGCACCAGAAGTTTCTGTAGCTACTTAATAAAAAAGCTACATCGTTGGAAAAACCTATCCACATTACACACCCTCTTGCGCTCTACTAAAAACTATTGTATAAAAAATACACTATACAATTAATTAGAACGTAAACGAGTATAGTCGACGGCCTAGAGATTACGTTCGGAAACTAGGAGGATATAATTATGGCAAATACAACTTTTTCAGGTCCAATAAGATCTGAAAGCACAATTAAAACTATTAGTAAAAATGCTACTACTGGAGCAATCACTGAAGTATCAACATTTGGTGATGGACCGGTAAGTCTTTCTGATGGCGATGTAACTCTTACAAACGCAACACACAGCGGAAGAATCTTACTTGTTCCAGACGGAAGTCAAGATAATACATACACTCTTCCATCTCCAATAGCTGGATCTGTATTTAGATTTGTTTATGCAGGGGGAGCTGCTGATGCGACTGACGCAATCATCGTTACTCCAGGTAATTCAAATTTTTACGTTGGTGGAGTTACATTTCTTGATCAAGATGGTAATGAAGTAAGCGCAGTTTTTTCTGATGGAAACTCAAACAGTAAGATACAATTAAATGTCCCACAGGGATTTGATGTAACTATTGTTGGAAAAGACACAACTAATTATCAAATTTTTGGTAATGTAACATCTACAACTGCACCAGCATTTGCAGATCAATAATAATACTTAATGTGAGGGCTTCGGCCCTCACAGTTTCTTAATTAAGGAGGGAAACATGGCAGACACAGTAACAGGACCAACTATCCTACAACAAAATGATAACAGGGTAGTTATTAAAATAGTAAACCAATCAGACGGAACAGGTGGAACTACAGTTTTTGGAGATGTATCAGCATTAGATGCTAGATCAGATGGAACTGCAGTAGCTCACTTAGGACTACTTAGAGTTTGGTATTCATGTCAAGGTGGTGATGGAGGAGACTCTTTTGCACGTTTAGACGAAGAAGACTCTGATGGAGATATTCCTATCATCGGATTAACTGGTGCAGGATATTGGGATTTTAGAGAATTTGGTGGAATACCAGCAGATAAATCTTCTAATAGTAATCAAAGCGATGTTAATTTTGTTGTACCAAGCACCGCTGATTCTGGTAACATGTATACGGTTATAGCAGAGTTTCAAAAAATTTATTAGGAGTAACGAATGGCCAATACAACTTCCGGCACAGTTACTTTTGACAAAACTTTTGCAATTGATGAAATTATTGCAGAAGCATACGAGCGTATTGGTTCACAAGTAACTTCTGGATATCAATTAAAATCAGCGAGAAGATCTCTTAACATTCTTTTTCAAGAATGGGGTAATAGAGGTTTGCATTATTGGGAAGTAGGAGATACAAATATTGATCTTATTGAGGGTCAAGTAGAATATACTTTTTTTAGATCTAGCGCTGATGGTACATCTTCTGTAACAGTTGGTGGAACAAGTGGTTCTAGCACTTTCGGTGTTGCAGACATATTAGAAGCTACATTTAGACAAAATAGAACTCAAACTACTCAATCAGATGCAGCCATGACAAAAATAGATAGATCTACTTACTCTAGTTTATCTGGAAAATTATCTAAAGGAACTCCCTCTCAATATTTTGTTCAAAGATTTATAGATAAAACAACGGTCACAATATTTCCAGCGCCAGACTCAACAGCTGCATCAAAAGATATGCACATCTTTTTTGTAAAAAGAATACAAGATGTAGATTCAACTTATACAGATGCAACAGATGTACCATATAGATTTGTGCCTTGTATGGTATCTGGTTTAGCTTTTTATTTAGCACAAAAATATGCACCAGATAGAGTGCAAGCTATGAAACTATATTACGAAGATGAATTAGGCAGAGCACTAGCTGAAGATGGATCTTCTTCTAGCACAATAATAACACCTAAAACTTACTATCCAGGAGCATAATGGCATTTGCAAAAGGAAAACACTCAAAAGCAATTTCAGACAGATCAGGTATGGAATTTCCATATAATGAAATGGTTAAAGAATGGAATGGTCATTTTGTTCACAAATCTGAGTTTGAGGCAAAACACCCACAATTAGAATTAAAATCAAGATCAGGTGATTCTCAAGGTTTAAGAGATGCAAGACCTGCAAGAACAGAAAATGAGGTTGCTGCTCTGTTAGGCAATAATCCTTTTTCTATCACTGCAAGTTCTCAAACAATTACAGTTACAGAAATAAATCATGGAAGAAGTTCAAGTGATACTGTAAGATTTAGAAATGTTAGAGGGAGCCCTGGCGGAGTTTCTGCATCTACATTTGAAAATTCTTCAGGATTTAGTATAACAGTTACAACAACAGATAAATACACTTTTAGTTTAGGAGCAACTCCAAGTGTAACAGAAAAAGGAGGAGGACCAACTGTGTCTGCAGGACCAGTTAGTCTATCAGCATAATGGCAGGATTAAGTGCATCAGGATTAAAAACACAAATAAGAAGTTACACAGAAGTAGACTCTACAGTTTTATCAGATAGTGTATTAGAAAATATAATATTAAATGCACAATACAGAATTTTTAGAGATGTGCCTATAGATGCTGACAGAAAAACATCTACAGGTAATTTTACATCTGGAACAGGCACCGTGCTTGTACCAGCAGGGGCTGTATTTATTAGAGCAGTGCAGGTTTATACTGCAACTGATTCTACTTTTACTGGTGCTAATACCTACCTAGAAAAAAGAGATATTACATTTTTAGAAGAATATATTTCAGCAACAACATCTACTGGAACACCAAAATATTATGCAATGTTAGATACAGGGGCAACTGGAGAAAGCTCATCAAACTCTGGATCTATTATTGTATCACCAACACCAAGTGCAACATTTGCATACAAAATACACTACAATGCAGCGCCAGCGTTATTAGAAAATGATGACACTAATTATATTAGTATGAATTTTCCAAATGGTCTGCTATATTGTTGCTTAGCAGAAACCTATGGTTTCTTAAAAGGTCCAGCTGACATGCTGCAATTATACGAACAAAAATATCAAAGAGAAGTACAAAGATTTGGAGGAGAACAAATAGGTAGAAGACGAAGAGATGACTATACAGATGGCACAGTCAGAATCCCAGTCAGCTCACCAACACCTTAAGGATTAAATTATGGCATCAACATTTTCAGATCTAGGTATAGAACTAATGGCAACCGGCGAAAATGCCGGTACATGGGGTACAAAAACTAATACCAACTTACAAATAGTAGAAAAAGCAATCGCTGGTTATGTAGAAAAATCTATCGCTGGTGGTGCACAAACAACAACTTTATCAATTACAGATGGTGATACTACTGAATCAACATCTGTTGCAAGACACGCAGTTATAAAACTTACAGGAACAATTACAGGTAATCAAATTGTAACTGTTCCAGATTCAATTGAAAAAGTTTATATTGTAGTAAATGGAACTTCAGGATCTTCTACAGTTCAATTTAAAACTGCATCAGGAACAGGTGTAACTTTTAGTGCAACTGACAAAGGAACAAAATTATTATTTTCAGATGGGACAAATATTGTTGATACAGGATTTTCAACTTCTGTTGCTGCTGATAATATTACAACTGGTGACGCTGCAGTTACAATTGCAACATCAAGTGGTGACATAACTGTAGACGGACCATCAGATATTATTTTAGATGCTGATGGTGGAGACATATTTTTTAAAGATGGTGGTACAACATTTGGTAGTGCTACAAACACATCCGGTAATTTAATAATTAAATCAGGCACAACTACTGCCGTAACTTTTAGTGGTGCTAATGCAACAGTTGCTGGAAACTTATCTGTTGGTGGAGACTTTGATGTTACAGGAAATCTTGATTTTAGTGACGCTAATATTACAAACGTTGGATCAATAGCTCTTGATACAATTACAAATGATGGCACAGATATTACTTTAGACTCATCAGGAGATATTGTTTTAGATGCAGATGGTGCAGATATATTTTTAAAAGACGCTGGAACTACTTATGGTAGTCTAACTAATTCAAGTGGTAATTTAATTGTTAAATCTGGAACAACAACGGCTTTAACTTTTAGTGGAGCTGATGTAACAATCGCCGGAGATCTTACAGTATCTGGTGATGATATTACCATGGGTACAAATACTGCAGGTAATTTATTAATTGCAGATGGTACAAACTTTAATTCAGTAGCAGTAGGATCATTATCAGAGATATCTACAGTGGCTAATGATGACGTATTACTAGCGGTAGATACTTCAGGTGGTGGACTTAAAAAAATTACAAGATCTACACTAACAGCAGGTATTGTTTCAGGTTCTGAAATATCAAATGTTGTAGAAGATAGTACACCTCAACTAGGTGGTGATTTAGATGTTAATGGTAATGGTTTAGTATCTACATCAAACGGTAATATTGCTTTAACACCTAATGGAACTGGAGTTGTTAGAATTGATGGATCTAATGGTATTGACATGCAGTCTGGGGCCATATCTATTAAAAATTCTGGTGCACAATCTTATGTTAGATTTTACTGTGAGTCTTCAAATGCTCACTATGCACAATTACAAGCACCTGCTCACTCAGATTTTTCTGGTAATATTACATTAACTTTACCAGCCACTACAGATACAGTTGCAGGTATAGCAGCGACACAAACTTTTACAAATAAAACTTTAACTTCACCAAAAATAAATGAAGATGTGGCTGTGACTGCAACAGCAACAGAGATAAATTTATTAGATGGTGTAACTTCAACAACTGCTGAATTAAATATATTAGATGGAGTAACATCTACCGCGGCAGAACTTAACATACTAGATGGAGTAACATCCACTGCGGCAGAACTTAATATTTTAGATGGTGTTACATCTACCACTGCGGAACTTAACATACTAGACGGTGTTACATCAACGGCTGCTGAATTAAATATATTAGATGGTGTTACATCTACAGCATCAGAATTAAATTTATTAGATGGTGGTACTTCAGTTGGTAGTTCTATAACTATAGCTGATTCAGATGGTGTTGTAGTTAATGATGGTGGAACTATGAAAACTATTCCTGCATCTGATTTTAAAACTCTTGTTGGCGCTGCAGCTGGTGCTTTTTCTATAGCTAATTTAGATATTGATGGTGGTACAGATATAGGTGAGGCTATTGTGGATGCTGACTTATTTATAGTAGACAATGGAGCAGGTGGTACAAATAGAAAAGTGGCCGCTTCAAGATTAACAACATATATCAATGCTAATGCTAATTTTGCATCAGTTGGAAAAGCTATTGCAATGGCGATCGTATTCGGATAAAAGGAGAATAATATGGCAACACCAAATATAGTAAATGTAGCAACAATTAATGCTAAAAATGCAGCTGCTAACTTAACAAACACATCTAGAACAGAGGCAGTTGACGTTCCAGCTGATAAAGTTGCTAAAATAAATACAATTTTAGTTGCAAATATAGATGGATCAAACGCTGCTGATATTACAATTGAAGTTAGTGTTGACAATGGTTCTAACTATGTAAAAATAGCAAATACTATTTCTGTGCCAGCAGATGCAACATTAAGTTTTTTAGAAAACCCAATCTATTTAGATGAAACAGACTTATTATATTTTACAGCTTCAGCTGCAAATGATCTAAGTTATTTCGTATCATATGAATTGTTAGACGACGCGTAGGAGGTACTATAGGCTATGGCAAATGGCGGAATAATAGGACCAATAAACTTAACGTCTAGAGGTAAAGATACTGTCACAAACAAAACATCCTCAGGAGATGTAACATTACAATCAGGAACAAGAGTTGTTCAAGCTTTAATAGTAGCAGGAGGAGGTGGTTCAACTGATAATGGAGCTGGAGGTGGTGGTGCTGGTGGAGTAAGAAATATAGAAATAAATGCAACATCAAGTGTAACAGCAACTGTAGGTGGAGGTGGAACTGGTACAGCAGGACCTGCGGCTAATGCAGGAACTAATTCAACATTGGTTGCTTGTTCTGTTACCTATTCAGCAACAGGTGGTGGATTTGGTGGTCGATCAATCGGAGCAGGTCAACCTAGAGCAGGTGGCCCTGGAGGATCTGGTGGCGGAGCACAACAATATTCATCTGAAGAGGGAACTACGGGAGGAGCAGGTAATGCAGGAGGTTTTGATCCACCTGAAGGAAATAATGGTGGTCAAGGTATACCGTGTGGTGGAGCCGGAGGTGGTGGAGGAATAGGAAGCGTTGGTGCTGACGGTTGTGGAAGCACAGGCGGTAATGGTGGATCAGGGACAGATTTTTCTCCAATTTTTTCGGGACTACCTAATTCAGGAACATTAGCTGGTGGTGGTGGCGGTGGATCTGAACAACCTGGATCTGGAATAGGGACAGGTGGAACTGGTCAAGCTGGTGGTGGTAATGGTGGTGGTGATAATATAGCTGGTGGAAATGCAACAGCAAATACTGGTAGTGGTGGTGGAGGAGCTGGTGGAGGATCTCCTTATCAAGGTGGTAGTGGTGGTTCAGGACACATAGCAATAAAAGAATTAGATAAAGCGTCAGGTGTTTGGCGATTAGGTGATGTTATAGATGCATTAGATGAGGGAACATGGCCTAAGAGAGAAGTATCAATAGATTATATGGTAGTCGCTGGTGGTGGAGGATCAGGTTTTGATGGAGGTGGTGGAGGTGGTGCAGGAGGTTATCGTGCATCAGGTTTCGGTCCAAGTCCATTACAAGGCACAGCATTGAGTTTAGGTTTAGGAACTGTTCCAATAACGGTTGGAGCTGGTGGAACAGGTGGTGGGCCAGACACTTGTGCTCTTGCACCAAGTGGTAGTAATTCTGTTTTTGGAACAATTACATCTGCTGGAGGTGGTGGAGCAGGTAGAGGAGCATCAAATATAAATAGTGCCGCTGGAGGTTCTGGAGGAGGTGGTGCTGCACACCCAAGTTGTGCTAGATCTGGAGGAGCTGGTAATACGCCCCCTGTTGATCCACCGCAAGGTAATTCTGGTGGTGATGGTGCAGCAGGAACAGGTAATGCTGGAGGTGGTGGAGGTGGAGCAACTGCAGCTGGATCAGATGGAACTTTTTCAAATCCACCTTTAATAAGAGCAGGTGGTAATGGTGGAGCAGGAGCACCAAATAATATTACAGGAACAGCTACTACATACGCTGGCGGTGGTGGCGGTGGAGGTGTATCAAGTTCTGGATCTGGAGGATCTGGCGGTGGTGGATCTGGTGGTAATCCGGGTGCATCTGGAAATGCTGGTACAGCAAATACTGGTGGCGGTGGAGGTGGTGGAGGACCACCTTGTATAAATGCTACAGGTTTAGCAGGTGGTTCAGGTATTGTAGTTGCTAGAACATCAACAACAGGAGTTTTCTTTACAACATGTAGTGCGTGTGCACCAGTTATATCTCTAGATGGAGTAAATCAAATTGCAGAAATTAAAGCATCAACAAATTTAAATATTGTTGATACAGGTGGAGCAACATCACTTGATTATTTAATAGTCGGTGGTGGCGGAGCAGGAC